TTTTCCAGATTATCAATGATCGCAAAAAATAATGGCTATCAACCGCACAGACATGTCCAAGCAACTCAAGAGCGGGGGCCGGGTTCGCAAGACCAAGAAGGGCGCTGCGCTCAAAAGGTGGTTCAAGGAAGAGTGGGTCGATGTCCGTACCGGAAAGCCCTGCGGTCGTCAGGAAGGGGAGAAGCGAGGAACGCCGTATTGCCGCCCCAAGAAGCGGGTCTCCTCAAAAACACCGAAGACGGCTGGGGAAATGAGCGCAAAAGAAAAGCGTTCGAGGATCAGACAGAAGACGAAACTGGGGCAACCGGCTGGTAAGCCTCGCAGAGTCGCCCCCTTGAGGAGAAAAAAGCGTGGCTAGTAGGGTAAAAGAGGCCGCTTGGCACCCAATTCCCATCAAAAAGAAGACTTCGATAGGAAATAGTGTCCGTTCACGGCCAAAAAACAAAAACAAACTTAGGAATTGGAAGAAATACAACGGTCAAGGGCGCTAATTAGGCCATTTTCCGTTTTTTCTCGGTCCAATCCAGAACCCTAGCTTGCCAGATTGAGGAAGACCATCCCGGTTTCCTTCAGAAACTCCCGTTTCATAGTAGAAAAACGCAGGACCATAGCGGTTAACTCCGGGGAATACTGCATGGCCCGCATCTCTGCATGGTGAATCCACCACTCTCTGGGTTTCAGGTTCAGGTGTCCCGGCATGGGAACCTGACTCGCGGTCATGATGAGGATGCGACCGGCATTGCCGCAGACGGTATCTAGGAATTTACCGGCGTGTTCTTCCGGTATGTGTTCGGCTACCTCAATAGACCAGACCACATCGAATGGTTCCGGGAAGGCTACAGGAGCCTTGCAGAGGTCTATCAGAGCGATGTTTGGGGGTCCGAGTACCTCAGGGTCCACATCGATCCCAAACGCCTTAAAACCGGCTTTCTGGGCCGCTATGACCTGTCCCCCTACACCGCACCCCACATCTAGCAGGGTGCGGCATCCGAGGGTCTTCAGGAGGGACAGGGTACCTACGTCAACATGGGTGACGTTGTGGTGTCCTCCAGCATAGATCGGGGTCTGGTAGCTCATTCGAGTGTCTTCAGTTCTGCGGCCAGTGAGGCGTATCCTGCCATGTCGATGTAGTCGTCTTCGTTGAAGCTGCCGTGCTGTGTTCTGGCGACCTTCTGAAGGAGGTTAAGCATCGCAACATCGCTTTCGCTGATCGGGCCATTTCTGCCATGCAGATAGATGTTCCAGTAGCGCGAGATGTCTGCAAATAGGGCAGATGGGTTGCCGTGGGTTCCCTCTCGGTCTTGAGTAACCAAACGTAGTGCCCGCTTAAGGATTTCGTTGCGGATCATTTTGACTCCATTTTATGAGTTGGAAGTTTTCGAGTGGTATTGCTGCGACTGGTTCTACGTCTTGCCAGTCATTGCGGTCGACTCTGCCGCCCTTTTCGTAGCTGAACTGGTTGCACAAATTGACAAATCCCAGTGAATCAGTCCAGCGCACGAACAGGATTGACGGCAGGGCCGTGGTTTGGGTCAGGCGTCGTGCGGCCAGAATCTTGTCGAGAGAGATGATGTAGGTAGGGTACCTTTTCATCTCGTTCTTGCGGCATTTGATTTCAATCCAAGATCGTATCTCCGAGCCCCTGACTGCTGCGTAATCCAGTCCGTACTTTATCGGCAGCTTCATCATTTCTGATTTGTACAGCTTGCCGAGATGGTCGGCGACCTGACGTTCGTTCGTCAGATCACCGGCCCGCTCATAGAGCGGCCTCATGGGATAATCCTTTCTTCAATGCCTATACCCTAATTGTAGCACAAGGTTTGGGAATGGTGAACCACTTTTTGTAAAAAAAATAATTTGACATATACTTATTTTACTGTATGATGGTGGGGTAACCAATGGAGGGTTTCAAATGCGATATCAAGAAGTAAATGGGTCGTGGCCCAAAGGGCTTCCCCAACTCACTCACACTGAGGCTGAGCGGGCGGCAAGAAAGCTCTGGTCTCACTTTTATTTGCCCAAATATGAGCCGCGAATCAGAGTCCGGCGTGTCTGGGTGTCTGCAAAGAACAAGGACAATCTGCACGGGGGCTGGCGACGGCTCGTTCACGACGTTAGTCACATGGTTAACAGGAGGAGGTATCCGTCCAAGCGCCCGCACGATCCGACGCAGGAGCGGCTTGAGCTTGAGATGACCCGCTACGTCCTTGAAAAAGACTGGCTCAACGGCTCTCTCAAGCCGAAAGAGCGGGTCAAGGAACCTAAGACTGCTCTGAGAGAGGCTCGCGCCCGCGCCAATTTGCGGAAAGCTGAGACACGCCTCAAGCGGGCGCAGACGTTGCACAAGAAATGGAAGAAGACGGTGGCTTACTACGACAAGAAGGCTGCTGCGGAATAGAGACTGTGCTATGATTGGGGATGTCCAAGTTGTTTCGAGGGGACTGGGTCAGCAGGCTGATCCAGATTGTTACCGGCGCGTCGGCAGCCATTGGCGGCGTGTGGGTTGTCATCGATCAACTTGGCCTCCTTCATGGAGACATCCTCACTTGGCACCCGGAGTACTTCGAGATTTCCGATGGCCCGGTGAGTGGGGAGTTTCAGGTTTCGGTAGCGCGGGAGAAGCACCGGGACGACTGCACTGTGGAGGACTTCGTGGTCGATGTCCGGGACAGCAAGAACATCATTCACAAGGCTACGCCCTCGATTTCAAGGTTCATGGGGCCAGCCACGCACCGCATCGATACCTTTGCCTACAGGATTACCATAGACAATCCGGGGGATGTCGCTCCCGGCGAGGCCACCCTAGTCGCCTACATCTACTACGACTGCCCCGAAGGGAAGGTAATCGTCACCTATCCGGATCATCCCAATACACGGTTTGACATACGCGAAGATTAGTGTATCTTGGTGCTGTCAACAGTCCAGATCAGCATCCAAGCCGAGCGAGCCATTTGACACGAACAGCAGCCCTATAGAGCGAGTCTTTTGGAGGAGTCCCTTGAAGGCCAGAATCCATGTTAACCAGCACATCATTCGGTCGAACAGAAAATCCGGCCTCAAGGAACCTACCCTGACCATCAAGACCAGCAGGAAAAACATCAAAGCTAGCAGCGTGAACATCGATGGCCCGTGCCAAATCGTCTACAGCCCGGAAAAGCCACTCTCCTGCGGAGCAACAGTCTGGATCGAAACAGACACAAGACACATCCAGCAAGTCGATCATCAAGAACCCCAATGGGATGTGGATCGAGAGGTTCAGGAAATCTTGGGCTTGGGTTCCGACTAGTACTATAAAATAGAGATGTACGGCATTCGATAGTTTTCTCAGGATTATCGGTAGGGAATACCCGAATCTCGATTTTTCCTAGGGTTATGGGTGGGGGATACGCTACGCGAAACCCTGTGTGTCAAGCCCCCAGAGGGGGGTGCCCGACTTTTTTTTCGCCCCGACCCGACGGGTCCTAGGGGACCAAGGGACCCGCGTCCCCCAGTCCCCCGGCCCGTGGGCCTAGTTGATCTTGGCCCGCAGGGTCTCGGCTTCACTGCGAAAGCCCCGCTCGACTGAGCCGACACCGGGCACGACATGGGAGCCGTGGGGTAGATCGCGCAGATCAGGTTCGTATGCCTTCGCGGTTGCCTCTGCCGCCTTGAGTTCCGCCTCAAGCTGGGCAAGGCGGTCGCGGATGTTGCGCGGTGCGTCGGCGATCAGGGCACGGGTGATTGCCTCGATGTCGCGGCGGGCCTGAGATGCGGCTGCCTTTGCGGCTAACCACTCGCGGGCGGTGGAGCCGATGCGGGTGGACAGCTTGAACTTGAATATTTTCATGACTTCATTTCCTTTCTGTATCTCAACGCCCATCGTTAAGATGCCCGCATCTTAATGCCCGGAGCCGATGGCTGTCCATTACTTTTCACGCACCGCCATCACTTTCCCTGCGGGTGTTGCATCTGGGCAACAATCGAACCCAAGGCCCTTTTCAGGCCCGTGAGCGCGATCTTGGCTGTTCTGGCGGTCTTGTACCGGCCCGGCGAACAAACCATCCAGAGGCCCGTTCCCGGCCCCCAGAGACCTATTCCCGGCCCCATGCCCATAC